CGATACGCTTGGATTTCAAACAATCGCTGAGGTTGTTTTTGTATACATGTTCTATCATATTTCCGTTTAAAGTTAATATAAGTGCGAATACAGTTTCTATCATTGATGTTTACCACTCCCGTTTCTAATTATTTTTTCTACGTCTTCAGTTAACTTCTCGGTTCTTTTCTTTAAAAATTCTATGTTAACTGCATTGTTTCTCATGCTCTTAAGTTCTGCTTCTACATCCTCCAACAGACCACTAACATGTTCTACTATCATAAAAAGCTCTGCTTCTCCAGCTGATTGACCTAACTCACCTCTTGGGTATTTTATCCTAAACTCTGAGTTTTGGTCTAGATCTTTTTGCATCAACTCTATCTTTGTTGAGTGCTGATTTAATTTTTCGTGAATGCCAAAGTAAGCCCACGTTCCGATTGCGATTATCGCGATCAGACTGGCAACCGTCTTCATAGGCATTTGCACGGCAGCGGATTCAGAAATTTTTAGGGCCATAAACTACCTGTTGAATCTAGACACGATCCATTCCCAGCCAGCTTTTATTTTGTCCCAAACTTTGCAACAAATTGCTTTACATTTATTAATCATGTTTCTTCTCCTCAATTTCGTAAAAGAAGTTATCCGTATCTTCGGTCTTCCATTTACTTGTGTTTTCCACATTCCATTCAGATGTCTGCACTTTCCAATCTGGGATGTTATCTTTCACTGTAAATGAAGGTATGTCCCAAATGCATCTATTGTTAGGTTGCGCTGCATAGTTCCCATCGTCGAGAGCTATGATGTGAGCACATTTGTGCTCGTGCGGTATCTCTGAATGATCCGTATCTAGGATATTAGGCTCTGGGTGAGCAAAGTCAACCGTAAATAAATACTTACCAGGGTGCCATTTCTTATCTTTTCCGATGTATTTACCAGCCTGTGCTTCTAGAATATCCCAAGAATGCACAGAAGGATAATAACTGAAACAATTCCAAAGCTGAAGCTCGTCCAGTCTACGCCTAGGTACATCAGTAGGCTTGAAGCCACGTTGTATAAATGCTGTAATAGGTAACCTGTAAAAAATTGCACCATTCTCCATAATCGCGTGAAAAAGAAGAGACTTGCCCGTAATGGAACTAATACCAAAGATAATGCAATCCTCAACTTCACCATGATGACTCTTAAGATCATAGAGATATTCTCTCCTTATCTGAGCGTATTCCACAGGAATGTTTGCGTTTAAATATGCCATAATTTTTACCCATTAATCTCACCCCAGTTGTCCCCAGATTCATAGTCAACTTTATTAGGAACAGCTAGACTAACAGCATTCTCCATGATTTCAATTATTTTTTTAGCTTGCTGTTTAGATTCTACAGATATATCTAACTCATCATGTATTTGTATATGTGGTACAATACCCTCATTATATAAATCAACCATGGCTTTCTTTGTCATATCTGCTGCAGATCCTTGTATTAATTTATTTAATGCTTTGTACGTAAATGCTCTACGTATATGCTCTAATCGATATGTTGATACTGCTTCGTTAAAATCCATGGGTTTGTGCATACCAAAAGCTTTTGGTTCCCATTTATTAAATCTACATCTACGGCCTAACAAAGTTCCAATAGATCCAGATACTTGTGCAAGTGTTGATGTAGAGTTCATCAACTCTCTAACAAAAGGCACGTTCTCGTGATATTGATTGAATAGATCTTCTGCTTCTTCTTTTGTACTCAATCCTAACTCTGCTTGTAATTTTGCTTTGCCCATACCATAGAACAATCCTAAATTAATTGTCTTTGCTTGTGTTCTAGATATGTTTGCCATGTCAGCTACAGTTTGGTGAAAGTCTACATCGTTGTTATTAAATTTATCTACAATCTCCTTTACAGAGGGTTGAAAGCATATTGGTTCAGTACTGGCTGCATAGTGCACAACTAGTCTTGGTTCTTGTTGACTGTAATCAAAACAACCCCACTTGTGTCCTTCTTCTGGTAAAAACAAAGAACGAATCATGGGACCTAGATCTTTATTTCTTGCAGGTATTTGTTGTAAGTTTGGATTTGAATAGCTAAATCTACCGGTAACAGTGCCACCTTGGTCAGATCTTATTGGGTTTATATCCGCATGTATTCTACCTCTAAAGTTATGTTTTAATATTGTATCTATAAAAGTTGTGTGTGCCTTGTTTATCTCTCTTGCTTTTGCTATACTTTTGACTACAGGATTATCATGTGTGGAAAGGAAATTTTTTGTAAATGAAGGTGACTGTGTTTTCTCGGTTTTGGCGTAGGTTAAGGAAAGTTTGTCAAACACTTTGGCAATCGATCTTGCTGCCCATATTTGAACATCTATTCCTGTTTCTTTTTTTACTTGCAATAGGATTGATTCTTCCTGTGATAATAACTGCTTCTTCAATTTATGAGCACGTTCGACATCGACACACACCCCTTTAAATTTCATATCGATTAAACACGGAAACAACTGGGATTCTAAATCAAATATTTCTACAAGATTTTTTGCTTGTATTTCTGTAGATAATCTTTTGAATAATTCTAATGTAAGATATGCATCTTGTTCTGCATAACTACCAACATACATAGCAGGTAATTTATATAACTCTGCCTTTGGATCTATACCCCATGCTTCTGCAGCTTCTTTCAGAGATTTTTCATCTTTTGTTTTTCTTAGATAATCATACGATATACTGTTTAATGTATACCAAAGTCTGTTCTCATCTATTAAAGATGCCATCAACATGGTATCCATGATGTGACCATTTATAGGTATACCATACGCTCTGATCCAACATACGTCGTACATTGCATTGTGAAATATTTTGTAAGAGTCTGTTGCACAAACTTTTTTAAACCATTCTAAAACAATTCTTCTGTCTAAATTACCACCACCTTCGTGTGCAATAGGGTAGTAGCCTTTCCATCCTTCTGTTGCCACAGCTATGCCAACAATCTCTCCATGTCCTTGTATAGCGCCAGATCCTTTTGATCTTAGGTTAGGATCTTTTGTTTCTAAATCGATTGCAATATATTTTTCTCCTGACAGATCAGGAAAACTATCTGGACAATCCCATTCAGTTTGAACTGTAAACATTATTTCTTTTTATCTTTTAATTTTAGTATTTCTAATTCACAATAATGAATTATCTTTTCTAAATCTTCTATCTTATTTTTAGATAAATATCTACATACATATTTCACAACACAGCCCTGGAAGAACGAGAGATTATTTTTTGAAATAAACTCGTACGGCTGAATGTGAAAATTTTTATAATGGTTCCCACCTACCTGCCTTGATTGTGGAAATGCTTTGGCCATGTCATCTTCGCTTGTCATACTATTGGTGCTCCTATGTTATATTGATATTCGTAATACTGGCTGCATACGAATAGATTTTCTTTTGCTCTTGTTACTCCTACATACCACGTACGGTGCTCTGGATCTGGATTGTTTCTAGACGAATCATAGATAATCTTTTCAGTGTCTGTAAACAAAGCCACATTATCTGCCTCATCTCCTTTTGCTCCGTGTATTGTAGATAGTCTTATTCTAGCTGGCTTCATCAAAGTATCACCAGACTCTAATAATTTTTTTATGTATAGTTTGCTTTGTTCTGGAAAGTTAAGTATCTCCCAGCTGCCCGACGCTAGCAACCCGTGGTGCTCTCTCAATCCCTCTAAGTTTATTGAGTCAACACCTTTCAATGTTTTACCGCCAGCAAATCCTCTCTTGATATGTCCTTTCTTTACAAGAAGAAAGTCCCAAAGATCACCTACATCTTCTTCACTTACAAATCCTCCTTCATTCAGACGTTTCCAAACTCTGTATGCATTTAACATTTTAGGTGGTAGTAGCTGTTGTGCTTTAGATTCAAATCTTAAATTCATTCTGTATAAGTGATCACGTAATGGTTCTAACATTTTATTTGTTCGAGTCAATACTAACCAGTGATCTTGATGTAAAGGTAGTTCTGTAAAACGTGCATTCATATCTACAGATCCCTCTCTGTCTGCCGGCAGCCATTCTTTTTCTAGACGTTGACCCATGTGTGGAAAGATACTTGTTGCTAACCTATGCACAGCTCTTGGAACTCTGACAGATTGTATCTGTGGATCAAACGTACCTTTTAGATCTATAAATATTTTTGCTGAAGCCCCTTGGAAATTAAAGATGGTTTGATCATCATCCCCTGCAATGTATGAACGAGCACACTTACTTTCTATGTAAAAGAACATGTCCCATTGCAGAGGACTCAGATCTTGGGCTTCATCGAGGAAAACACATTGTAGTGGTGGACAACGGTCCTCCTCGACAAACTTGGAAATCATATCAGAGAACTCCACCATGTGTGTGCTCTCTTTGTATGTTTTTAAATCTTCAGCTATTTGTTCTGTCAACCATATGTCTACGGTGTATTGTAAATCTAAATACATGGCAGCTTCTTCAATAGTCGTCTTTTTATTTCTAGCTAATTCTATAATACGCATGTGTGGGTTTTGATGTTCTACGTGCCCATTAACACTTATTCTTGATTCAAAATTAAGATTAGAACAGATTCTAGAAAAGTTTTTAAAACCTTTCCATTTATCTCCCGTAAGTAGTTGTGTCTTTGTATTAATATTAGATTCTCTGGTGCCCATAGAATGCATTGTACTTACATATACTTTACTATTCTTTATTCTTTCTTTAGCTACCTTGGCTGCTACATTACTAAAAGCTATGTATGCAATCTGGCTAGGATCAGTGCCCTGTTTTAATTCTTTATCTAGGTAATTCATAAGTGTATGTGTTTTACCCGTGCCTGGTGGACCAGGGATAATTATTCTATGCAAAAGGTGGCTCCTTCATTTTATCTTTTCTTGTGTTGGGTTTATCTAGTTTAATTGTAGGTAATGACATATATCTTGTACTTTTACCTTCTATCTTGCCTGTAATTTCTTCTGCATC